TGCGTCCAAGCCTCGCTGACCCTGTCGCGGTAGCGCCAGCCGTGGACGCAAACAAGGTTAGTGTAACCAGCTCGCCAGACTCTGCAACACTGGAAATCAGGGCTGCCTCATCAAGCACCGCGTTAATCGTTCCACTTCCACGTTTAGCAGTAGCGACAGTCTCAGACGACCCCGCTCCACTGACGGCGAAATACTCTTCATTGGGCGACCCGTAGGTCAAATCGCAGTCAGTAAGACTGGCGATGATGCACGAGCCGATCGTGATGTACCCATTCAATCCGGAAGTTGCAGCCATTTGCGTAGTCCTTTACGCTGGAATTGTGTTTTGTCTCTGTACTTCAATCTCGAACTCTACAGTTCCGAGGTACACCTTTTCGTTGACAGGCCCGGAAGTACGATCCTTGTACTGAACCCGAACTACTGTTCCCCCTGAAACGGTCAAGGGATTTGTCACTGCTCTGTCGCAGTTATCGAAAGTTTGTTCCACCAGGTCCAGAGCAGTTTCAAGGTCGTTACTACTATTGTGGTAGATGTTAATCGTCAGGAGAGCCTCACGCAGCGTATAAGCCACTGTGTGCCCGCTGGCTGGCTCACTCTCTATCAGGTACTCTGCACGCGGCAAGCCGGCACCTGTGTCGTTCTCAGCAGTTGAGCCGTAGGCGTTAGCCATAGGGCTTGTCTGGGCAATGGGGCAGATCGAAGAATCGAGACCCGCATTGTTCCATCGCGAATATACTCCGGCACCAATTTTCATCAGGGAGCTCCAAACTGGCTCTCAACGCCCTTGGTGATGTAATTGACAAACCATTTTTCTTCTTCACGCATAGCGTCGACCATGCCTTTGCGGGCTTTTCTGTGAACAGTCCTCTTAGTCAGAAGAAAATGTCTCTTATACTTCTGGCCAGTCGCCCGCTTAAGGATGCCCGCCTTCACTGCGAGGAAGGAATCCCCATTCTTGCCTGGAATCCATTCCATCTCCTGTCCCCCAGGCTTAAAGTCGCGGATAGTCTGGCCGCTATTCCGAACATTACTTGCAAACTTCTTCGCCTCCCAAGTCAGCGGTATCGCAAGAGATTTTCCCTTTGATTTGATCGTCGTGTCTTTCGAAAGCATTCGAATTCTTAGCGAGTGCCGAGGAACTGAGCCTCCATATTCGACACGAATCACGTTCTGCCCGCTTACTCGGCGTATGCGAACATTCCTCATCGCATGACCGTTAATACTTCGAGGGTACTGACCAGGCTTGCTATGTCCAAATCTCGCAGATTTCGAGAACTTGCGTTTGACCTTTGCGTCGAGCTTCAGGGCGGCTTTATCTAGCAAGTCTTCGACGACATTTTCAAGACGAGCTGCCACCTTTCCTGTGTTGTCTACAATGGTTATGTCAATAATGTCACTCATTACTGATCCTCGTACCGTCCAGGGCGGACGCTAACGCCAAGCTTGCCACAAAACTCCTTCAGCTTCCCGATGTCCTCTTTAGCTTGAAGGCTGCCGTGGTCTCTGTGCGGAAGTGTTGGCATCTTCAAGTCTCGACCACACGTCTTTTCTAGCTCGCAGACGTATATCCCCTCAATGACGAACGATATGAAGAGACACACCTCGTACCCGCCTTCATTCTCCGTCGAGACATCGACCAGATAGCGAACGACAGGAGTTTCGTCTTCTTCAACGGCAACCCTGATCTCGTCGAGGAAGTCTTCAAGCTCGTTGAGAACTATCTTCATCCGACCGCCACTGAGTGATGACCAAGACAAGGCTTATGAACAACAGTGATATTGTTGGGGTTTGAAGACTTCAAGGCAGATGTCGCCGCATTGAAATCTTTCTCCGACTTAATCTTCACAGTCCAACCCTTAGACGCTGAGTCGATAGTCGCTTGGACCTTAGAAGAAACAGAGGATGCGGACTTAGCGACCGCTTCCACGGCCACTTCCTTCGGAACCTCCGCAACAGCCTCTTCCACAACAGGGGCTACTGCCAGCTCCTCAGAAACAGTCACTAGGTCTCGCTTTTCGTTTCGGTTACTACTGTTAGCCATATTCTACCTTTCCCTGCCATCGAGAATGACGGACCAGAGACTCGGCAAACCCGAACCACTCCGCCATCATCAGTCCAGGTGACTTGGTCTTCTGTTTGAAGGACAGGATCAGTCGCGGTATACATACACCACGACATGTTCGTGTCGTTTACTCCGTACTGAGCTTTCTCTTCTGAGCTTAATCCCTGAAACGAAGCCGAGATGGATATTGATAGTCCGTCTGTTGTCCGCTTAGCTGTTGTGTATGTAAGAGTCTTCGCCCCGCTGTCTGAGTATGTCGCTACCTGCCTTTTAAGCGTCGCAGTAAAGTCGTTCGTCATTGATGAGATTGACACTTACAGCATCCTTCCCATGAATACGATGGGGTCCAGGTCAGCTTCAGTGTTGCTCGACAGTCCTGAAGTGTTGACTGATAGGGAGTCTGCTCCCACTGCATAGCTGATAGAGTAGTCCTTCAACTTCTCAGACTTTACTGTCCCAGAGACCCCGGAAGCTCCTTGTCTCTCCTTGCGATAATGGAACCTCGAAATCGTCTCATTTATAACCGCTTGCTGCACAAACAAGAACTCGTCAGCAAGTGCCGCAGCGTCAAAGCCTGACGTGTAAACAACTTTGATTGCCCGCGGAAAGCTCGTCCAGTAGCCGGCGTTGCGGAACAAGACGCCTTCCCTTGAATAATTAGATTCGTCGTAGTCGAGCCAGAAGTCGGTCCCAATTGTCAGCTCAGTCCCTGCTCCGAAGTCGCCTGCCTGCTGCCCGCCACGAGACTGAGTGTCTTCGTGGACTGAAGTAACCGAAGTCACGAACGGCTGAGGAAGTTGAAGGCGAGGGCCGGCAACTCCATAGGACGGCAAGTAATGAGTGTAGGTTGCCTCAGTGATTGCCCATCGGACGTAGTTCCGAATGGATCGCTCAGTTCTAGTTCGAATAGAGTTAAGAAGCGTCACGTCGTCGCCGACAAGTGTGCCACCAAGCTCTGTTTCGATGTCTGCAGTCGCAACGATGTCTGTCAGAGCCATAAGGAGTACCTACACAAAAAGCGACTGGCCCTTGGCCGAAACCTTAAACCAGCCGCCCAGGGAAGAAGCGATCCCGAAGTCGGCTAGGACTTCTTGTTTGCTGAGATCGTTGCCCCAATTACAAACGAGGCGCTGGTCCCCGTAATGTCGTAATCCAGACGCAGGAACTTCTCATTGTAGTTGTAAGCCATGAAGCTTACGGCAGTGTTGGCATCGCTGTCAGACAGAGTGACAGTCGCACCGGTAACGTCAGTGTAGGCATCGGCAGCACCGCTGGCGTCAGCAGTGTTGTCGTTCTTTGACTGTTGCAGCTGGACCACAAGAGCTGGAGTAGTTCCGACAGTGGTGCCGATCTGCAACTGTACCCAGACTCCAACTTCATGGTCAGCCCAGCTTGCGCCAGTGCCTTGAGTATCAGAAGTAAGAGCCGCAGGAGCGCGATCAACAACAGTCGTCAGTTTGTTCTTCAGGTCAGGCATTGAAGGCATGATAGTGTCTTTCGTTATTAGCCGCTCAAGGCGGCAGCAAGTTTGTCTTCGATAAGCCGATCGAGCATGGAGACAGGAATCATTCCCGAAACCTGGTGACTCTTGGGCACATCGTTTGTTTCTCTGCAATTAAGGACAAGGAGCTGTCGATCCAATTGCCCACGGTAATCCGATTCTTTATGACGACTGTAAGCCTTAAGCCACTCATTGTGCTCTGAGATCAGTCCGTTGACGATGTCGCCAGAGAACGGGCCAATTGCTTCCACGACCTTAGGGTTGTGGACGACTTCCAGTTCCCCATTGCCACGCGGAACAATAGCCCGGCTTCTTCCTTGCCAATCTCGCCATGAAGCCTTCGCTCCAAATTGAAGATCAACTCGGTAGAACTTGTCCGGATCAACAAAGTCGAGCCGCTTAACGTTCACAGCTTCCAGAGGCATTACAGTGTCAGTCGCCATAGATTGGTTTCCCTTCCCTGGGATTTGGTCATAAACGGGACCCTGAGAAATTCAGGGTCCCGTGTTTCGCGTCAATTAGGACTGCAGAAGAGTGTCAATCAGTCCGAAGCTTTCTTCGTGTTTCGGAACAGCATCGACGTAGTGGACACCGCGAAGGGTGAACTTGCCGTCCTGGAAGTCTGTTCCATCGGAGTTAGTCATAGCAATTTCCATTGCTCCTGACCGACCGATGTACAGCTCGCTTGGGACCCCAGCAAGAATCAGCGTCAAGTCAGTTCCAGAACCCTTGGCACGAGTCGCCGGGATATTGGTTGACGTGTAAACCGGCTCGCCACTCATCATCTTCTGGGCACGGCCGCCACCGTAAGACTCGGCAGACAGGCTGAACTTAGGACGACCGTTCGAATCTTCTCGGTGCTTCAGAGAAGCCCAAAGGCGATTGCGAAGAGCGACAAAGGCTCCACGATCAACTGGAACGTTCGCATCAGCCATCTTGGCGATCAAGATGTCGATGTCGGCTGGCTCCAGCGTGTTGCCGTTAGCCCCGAGCGTCGAGGCCGCGTGAGTCGTGATGCCGGTGTAGTTGATCAATCCTAGGATCGACTTGCCGCCGCCACCGTTGACGATATCAGCATCAACCTGAAGGTTGATATCAGCCGTCATCTCGCCACGGACAAAGGCGTCCGCAGAAACTGACGTAGCAAACTTCATGAACTCTTCAGAGAACTTCACGAGGCCGGCGTACTTCTTCGCTTCGAGGCTGACTTCATCCGAGCCCGGAGTCGATTCCGAAGTCGTTTCAACCTCAGCGTACGAGCCAATCGTCACGCCAGAGGTGACTCGCGGATAGCGAATCGCACCCTGCTGCGGCAACTGGACGTTGGTGATGCCAGCAATCTGACCGAAGACACTCGTGTTACGGAGCAGATCAATCAACTCACCCTGTTCTGGGAAGTCGACGAACGTTCCGCCAGTCGTGTGAGTACGGAACGACATGCTCTTGTTGAGCTGTCCCGCCATCCACTTCATCTCGTCGGGGTCGAAGCCCTTCAGAGAATCCTTGCTCATGTCGCTCCACTCTTTGCGGAGATGAGCAAGCTCGAACTCTTCAGACATGAACTCGGCACCGATAGGAACCGCAACGTGTCCAGTCGCACAGCCAACTCCTTTGGAGAACTCTTTGCAGAATCCCATTTCAAGCTTGGCAATGTCGTTGTAATCCTGTCCATCCTTCTGCTTCGCCAGGCCAACAGCCAGGCGAGAGAAAGAGAACGGACGGCTTGAGCCAGCACGCTCGCCGATCGAGATAGCGGGTGCTCCGCCAAGCCAAGGCTGAGGCTGAACTTTTGAGTTCGCTTCAATCTTGGCGTCGAGGTCACTGACCGACTTGGTCAGGCTGGCAACAGTGTCGCCAATAGTCGTGATCGTTTCTGCGAGTACAGCAGCGCCGTCAGGGCTCGCAACGTCTTCTTTGATTACTTCAGCCATTATGGAAATCCTTTTCCAATTATTTGTTACGCGTCCTGTCCGCAGGCGCGGCTCAGTTTCTGACCAGAGGCTTCAAGCTTCTGTGCCACATCGCTCAAGCTCGCGGAAAGCGAACTAACAGCATTCAGTAGTGATGCATCCTGCTCAGCCCGTCCTTGGGCACGTCGCTCTTCCTGAGCTTTGAGCAGTCGCATCCCAACACTGTCGGCCAGTGATGGCACAACAATGTCTTCTGTATTTGTTTCGGTTGACTTGGTGGCCCCTAAAGGCGGAAGGCCCATCTCTTTTCGGACTTCCGCAGGGGTCATGGCTCCTGCCTTAATCGCCGAATCGAGTTTCTCTTCGAGAGTAGAATCACCAACCTTGATCATGCTTTCAACGGAGATCTTTGAGATCGCGTCGCTGATCGACTTGAGCATCTCCATTGCTTCTGCCGGGAACGCCAAGCCGGCGACAGTCTCAATAGTAGCCGAGATATCTTCGTCGTTTCCCGACTTCTCGATGTCCGCAGCCTGATTCAGCTCAAGAGCGACATCGACAAGCGACGTCTTCTGGTCGTCAGTCAGTTCACTCTTGCGAATAAAGGCAACAGCTGAGTCGAAGTCGATCTCAGGGAGAGTCACTTCTTCAGTGACGTCTTCCTTCTCAAGAACTGCTACCTCTTCATTGGCAGTAAGTTCTTCGACAACCGACTCGTCAGCAACTTCATCTGTGACGGCGCCGTCAGGGGCGTCCTCTCCAGTCGACTGTTCGTCAGCTTGTTTTAGAAGCACAACGGCATTGGCTTGAGCTCCGAGAGCTCCGTTGTCGATACCCGTAAGGGTTACTTCGTCAACTTCAATATCAGAAGCTCTCCGAACAAGGGTCGGATCACTCTGGATAATTTTGGCCAGTTTTGCTTCTGACATATTCGCTCTCGCTGTTAATTGCGATTGAAATTTACACTTCTGAACCAGAGGTTAGATAGAATGTTTTTTGCGAGTCAAGCCTTTTAATTCAACAGACTTAATTTTTTGCTCCGGGACCGCACCAACGACTCTTCTCGCCATTAGTTCTTTCGAGTCGCCACCTCTTCGAGGACCCTCCAATACTGAAGGCAGAAAGATCTCCCGACTTGGCCATTCGAATTAGCTCTGGATGGTCCAGCTTGACTTCAATCACCCATGAGCCCTTCGGGATATTGTTCTCCCCAATTGTCATATCTGAAGGAGCAATGAAGCTCTGTGTCAAGTGAGCAGCTTCTTTCTGGATGATGCCCTTGTGGCGAAACCCGATAGCTCGGCTGTTAGCCAGGTAAGCCCTCGAAGACTTGCGGACGTCATCTTCATCGTAGTAGTCACGAAACTCAGACTTATCCACGACGTTCGGAACCATGCACGCACCATACAGATAAACGCTTCCATCTTTCTCTTCAATGCTCTTCATGATCTCAATGCGAGAACTGAAGGTGCGGAGCATCTGGTCGACTGCAGAAGAAGACGTGTCGCCGAAAGACATCCAGGACTTCAGCTCGTCCCACGACATCTCGACAATACCCATGAACGGGGCAGTACCATTGAATGCTTCGTAATAGAAACCCTTCGCTTCTTCCTTTGAGTTGAACCCGACCATCACCTTGTGCTCGTCGAACTCTCCAGTTACGAAGCTCCTCTGGTCAATCACATAAACTTGTTTCGAGTCAGGATAAGGGCCGATGTAGACGTCAATGTGGTCTCCATCTGCCTCAGATACGTTCTTCAGGATGTACCCATAATGAGCAGGAGAGACAACAGACCACCCGTCCCCAGAACGGACTGTTCCCTTGGGGTTCTCAATCACGAAGGTCAGGCCCTTCATGGAGAATCGCCCTTTTTTGTAGTTGCCGCTTTGCTTTTGTTTCTCGGTCGGGTTAGCATCTGTGCCCATGGCGGCAAGCTTGATCAGCTTCTCAACTCTACTTTCTTCCCGTGGAGTGGACGTAAGGGAAGACTCTCTTGCAATCATTGTCTTCTTAAGTGCAATCATTGTCTTCTTAAGTGCAATCAAAGCATCAATATTGGAGAACTCGGCCATGAGCAACCTCACCAAGCATGTTTCAGCTAATATTTCAAGGGAACTGTTTGAACAGTTCGACAAGTTCTGCAGACGCTACAAGAAATCAGCTAAGCAGGCAATAACAGAATTGATCGCCGCGTGGGTAGATCGTCCTGATCTTGCTGGAGCGCATAAGGCAACAAGCCCTGTGATAACAAGGGCAACCATGAAGGCTGACGTATCCATCGAACAAATTCGTCTCGGCACAGCTAAAGGTTGGCTGAACCTAGTTGAGGCGGTGAATGATCTGATATTCCTGAATCAGATGATCCTCTCAAAGAGATACCTCGAGCAGGCACACAAGGCGGCATCCGAGAAGTACGGAGAGAACAATCAAGTTGTAAGAGACCTTGACGCCTTGCGAGAATTGTGGAAGGCAAGGTCGGCATCCTTATCCTGGGAGAACGCCTCAACATGGCAAGGCGGTAGCCCGACATCAGCCGGCTTCTTCCTTATTGTCCCGGAGAAAGGTGAGATGCGGCTGTCGAACATCTCGGACGACTCTCACCCCGACATCGGAAACGACGAGATCAAGAGCCATCTGAGGATCCAGCCGCCGCCTAAGCAAAAGAAGAAGGCTAGGATTGAGATCCAGACAGAGCCTGACGACCAACTTCAACAGTATCCGTCTCAGTCGGAGGCTTGGCTGAAGTTTGAGGAACCCCGGTCTCATCTGGCTTCCCGGTCACCGGATCAATTGCTTGGAATCCCGACACCATTATCGCCTTCGAGCCATGAGGAGAATCCAGAGGATCCATATCCATCAGAACCTCACGGACCTCATCGGGAGTAATGGCGCCAGCCTTGATCATCGCCTCGACCATCTTGACAAGCTGCTCTTCCTTGTCGACGGCACAGGGGCCAATCTTAATGATCAGGCTCTTGTCTTCTGCGAAATCAGTGGCAAGGTCCTGTGTCAAGTGCTGACTGAACTGCTTCAGTAGCGGGTCAATCGTCATCTTGCAGAACTGAACGAAGGACGCTTCAGCTGACGCCTTGTTCATTCCTTCTGACATTCCAAGGACTGATTTCGGCACACCACACGTTGCAAGTGTAATTTCAAGCGTCTTGTCCAGGGAGCCGACGTAGTCCAGCTCTTTCGCTCCCGAACCGCCGAACTGGCCCTCAAGCTTCAAGCCAGAGTGGACGATCATCGGTCGCCCGCTATGTTCGCTCATAGAGTGTTGAGCAGAGAGGTTTGCCCAGAGCTGATGAACTTGATGAGGCTGCATCCGCTGTTCGGTCGAGAACACCATGCCTGGAGGTGCAAAGTTCTTGAACGTGTAATACAGTCGATTCAGCATCTCTTGCTCAAGGATGATTGTTGTCTCGGCAGCATCGATAGCCGCATGCCCGTAGTACCTACCGTGCCCTTCCCAGTCGAGGCTCGGATCCTTGACGTGGATCATATTCTTTGCGTCGACAAAGAACGTGCCTGCCTGTCCGTCGACCTCATAGCCCTTAACTCCGACAGTGGGGTCAGGAATTACTCTTGTCCACTGGCTAGGCACCGGCCAGAGCATTTTGGGGGTCCCAAACCCATTACGAGCTTTGAAGATCATTGAGTCGCCGGTCGTCAGTCTCCATCCGACCATGTAGTACCATAGGTCGTAGATAGTGTCGACGGGATTAACCTCTTCGAGAAGCTCGACAAGCGGGTTAGTATATGACTGACGCTCGTACTTGGTCCCAGTCTTTCCGTTCTTTGGCTTGAATCGTCGCTGAACAATTACGTCCTGCATAGCGACCATCTTAGCGATGGCGCCGATGGCCATATGAGGCGAACCTTTGTACCGCTTAACCTGCTGGTTGCGATTGCGGACCCAATGGGCCGCAGTTCTACCATCGAAAGAAGTACCAACGGACATTGCCGGAAACTGCTGTTCGATCGGTAGCGAGTTAACGTTACCGCCAATCCTCGCTCCCGTTACCGTGACGCGGTTCGTGAGAAGAGGGTCGTTACCTACCCGATCGATAATTGATGTCAGATTCGTCAACGCCATTTTTAGGGCCTTCCTTGGCTTCCTGCCCAGCCATCGCTGAGGCCATCCGTGTTCTTATCGAGGCGTCGACATGCTCAAGACGTCGCATCTCAAGGTCTCGCATGATCACCTGATATTGCTGTTCGACCACCTTGTCGGTCAGTGTTATCTGGTTTCTCAGCTCTTCAATCTTCATCTCTTTTTCGGAAATCGCCTTCAAGGCAAGGTTCAGCTGAATCTTAATCCCATCAGCAGCATCTTCACTCTTGCGGATGGACTGCGCAGCTTCAAGATTCACTCCGTCAAGACTTCGTTCGAGAACAGATATCTTATCCAGAAGAACCCTTGCTTCCGTGCATTTGTTGTTGTACCGGTTTTTGCACGCCGCCATCTCCTTGGAGACAAAGGACGCAATACAAGCTTTCAGAAACGTAATCATCCAACACCTTCCCTGATGTCTTTTACCACTTACTTAGTCGCGAGTCACGAGTAATAGCCGTGAGTGACCCTCTTCCTTGCAGACTCTGCCGTCTTCTCAACAAGTTCGCAGCCGGAATACTGTCTGTTTTCTCTGTCACAAACAAGGGCAAGACCACCAGTGCCCGCGAATGGCTCAATGACTCGGTCTCCCGGATCCGTGTAAGCATGAACCAAAGTCTTCAAGAAAGACAGCGGCAACTGGTTCGGGTGATCCACTAGAGCTCCGTTCTTCTTGATCCATCGCTCCCTGTGGTTTCCAACGATCCGGTGGGATGTCAGTACGTTGCCGGGAACCCTCATCCCCTTGCGTTTCGATCTCAGGCAACGCTTGTCACCCATCTTGAGTCGCTCAGACTCAATCAAGATGGCGTCCGGGTTGAACTTCCTCTTCCTGCCCGGCTTGCGGAAGATCAGGCATTGGCAGTGGGCGTCGACAAAGTCAGTGTCACGGCATTGCCCAAAGGAGTAATGAGCGATCAGTGTTTGTTCGTGGAATTCCCCTAGCCATTCCGCGGCTTTCCAGATAGACGGCTGCATAGACACAGGATGATAGAGAGCCATTACTCCTCCACACGCAACCCTGTACCACAAAATGGATACCCACTTTCTGGTGAACTCTGCATGCTCCTCTGCAGAAACGCTGTCTTTGAACCCTTCGTATCCGTGTCTAATGTTGAACGGGGGGTCCGCAAAGGCTAACTGGTGCTTATGACTTTCCCGATAAAGCCACGTCAGACAGTCTTCGCAATCAATGCACACCGAGTTTGTGTCCTCTTTTTCAGTATCCATGGGCTTTCCTTAATAGGCCGCAACAGGTACACTGGCGAATCGTTAATCATCACCAGTTCAGGGAAGAACTAAAATGCCTACACTTGAAGAAGCTATTGAAGTCACTCGAGAAATCAAGAACGTATCGCCACAATCGCTGCATCCGCACCCTATCAACGCTAAGATATACGGACAGGAAGGGCTTTGCAACAGACTGGTAGAGTCTATTCGAGAAGGCGGAATCATTGAGGAGATCCAGGTTACTGACCATTATGTCGTGATCTCCGGACATCGACGGCTCGCCGCGGCAATTCATCTTGAGCTGGAAACTGTGCCCGTCTGCCTGCGACACGACCTCGACACCGAGGACAAGGTTGTGTGGGCCTTGATTGAAGCCAATCGAACTCAGCGTGAAAAGACCCTCGAGCAAAAGGTTCGAGAGATCATGGAGATTAACGAGCGAGTCAAGTCCTTGCGAGCCGAGGTCGCCAATCGATATGGAACTTCAAAGCTCGCCGAGATCGCCACCATGGAAATCGACCCGAAGCTCGTGAGAACTCCAGGAGCAAAAGAGGTTCAGGATTACATTAAAGAGCATAACCCCAGCAGCAATGGAGCAAACAGTTCGATTGCCGTTGTGCTTAATCACTACGGAATGTCAGAAGTTCATTACAAAAAAGCAAGAAAGGCCATGAACGCGATTGACGCCTTCGTTTCCAAGGGTAAAATCTCCGAAGCAGACGACATTCGCCATGCCATGAACACTAAAGGCATGAAGGCTTTCGACAAGGTTGTCGACCGACTGCAGGGAACTACAGTCAAGCGAAACTTCATCAGTCCATCGTCGCTGGTGAAGAAGTCGCTCGATTCGTTTACGGAGGCCATTGAGCATCTACCGAAAGACGGAGACTTCTACAAGCGGGCGAATCTCGCCGTAGGAATCATGAAGGCTACGAAGATCGAACTAGCCAGGATGGCAGTCCAACGAGAACTTGCCCCAGCCACAGAGAGAATCAAAAATGACTCAGATCCGAGAAGCGAAGACGACTGACGCCAGCCACATTGCCGCAACTGAGGCAACACTGTTTAAGTTGCCAGGAAAAGAGCCGTCAATCCTGAAGGCAATCCGGTCAGAAGCAACTACGTTCCTTGTCGCAGAGGACAAGTCAGGGATCATTGGCCACATTCTACTCGGAAAGGGCGATGACGTGGCGTCTGCGAAGGTGCTCGTCATCGCCGTCAGAGAGAATCGACAGCGAGAAGGGGTAGGCTCTGAGCTGATGACCGCTGCGAAAAAGTCGCTCAAGAACGGGAAGCTTCGGCTGCACACTCGCGTTGACGTGCATAACCTGGCTACTCAGAAATTCCTCGCCAAGTCTTTTTTCTCCAATCAACAGGAAGTGTCCACAGAGACAGGTAGCTTCTACCCATTCATGTACGAAGTGCCACTGGACAACCTGTCGTCTGCGCACATTGCTATGATTGCGTCGAAACGAAAGAGGAGCAGCAAGGCATGCTAGGTTCTTCTCCGGAATCGGACTTGCACGGAAAGATCGTAGTCGTCGACCTGTCGTATCTGATGCATAGGTCGTACAAAGCGAGCATCTCGTCTCGAGCCACTACGGAAGTCGTCAATGGATCTGGCTCTACGGCGTCATCGACGGTTCCGATGACGATCTCTACTCTTAAGCGAATCCTTCAGCCGAAGGAGATACACTTCGCTATCGAAGCTGGTCACGACCACAGGGACGCGATTAATCCTGACTACAAGGACCGTGCAGATAAAGACCCGGAGCTGGTCGCTGAGATCGAGGCTATTACTAATCAGCTCATCAGGGATGGCGAATCCGTCCTCTATGCCATGGGGCTTGAAGCCGACGACGTGATGGCGACAATGGCTTTCCAGCATGGCAAGGAATGCATCCTGGTCACGGCAGACAAAGACATGCATCAACTGATCGATCTCTGTCGCATCTACCACCCGTACGACAAGGCCGAGATCACAAGGAGTGACGTGGTCAAGCGATGGGGAGTAGAGACGTATCAGCTTGGCGACATGCTTGCCTTGAACGGAGACAAGGCTGACAGCATTCCTGGTGTCGAGGGAGTTGGCCCGAAGACTGCTGCGAAGTTGTTGAAGGAATACGGAGATATCGAAGGAATACTGGATGCCTCTGACGAAATGGCGGTGAGCACCAGGAAGAAGATATGGCAAAGAATTGCCAGCGGGAAGCAAGACTTGATCGACAGCAGAAACCTTGTACAACTCGTAGTTGACGCTGACATTAAGCGAGCAACCCACGAAGACCTGATTAAAATAGGCTGCCGAAGCCTGGGAGAAAATAAGTAATGCATTACTGGTTTATGAATAGGTTCTCGGGATGCATATTCGAATTCTTCGCGGGAAAGCCGGTGGGCGAAAGTGTTGTGATTTCAAATGTGCAAAACTTCGAAAGGGAACATGGCTGGAGAGTTTCTCGGGAGGATGAGTTCAGATTCTTTAAGTCTATCAGGGATGCACAAGTTGTGCAGAATAAAGAGCGAGCCGAAAAGCCGTTCAGCCACGAAGAATACCTTAAAGAGTTTCCAGGAGTGCATGGATTCCATAGCCAGTCAACTAGCGGCTAACTAACTCAATAGCATTGATTGAAGGAAATCTAAATGACAGAACCAATGAACGATATTCGACGAGTGCTGCTTTATTTGAAGGAAAACCCGAACTCAACCGTTGCTCAGATTGCCAATGGGGCAGGTCTTTCCGTCACTGAAGTATCAGCAATGATTAAGTCTGAACTCAACGTTGTGAGAAAGAAAGGCAGTAACGGATCACTGACCTCGTATTCTCTTCCAGTTCCTAAGGGTAAATGTTGCGGGGGAGCCTGTTCTCGGAACCGGATGGAGAGTTAGAATGCGAATTTCCAAGGAGGGATCGCATGAGAAATATTAGCAGGGACTCGCCGATCGGATCAGCTATCGCGAACGGTAATTGGGGATACATTACACAGAGGATGCAGGACAGGTTTGACTGCGAATTTAACGAGGCGAACGTAGCTGAAAGCCTCGAAGCCGAGAGGCTATTCATAGCGTCCAGAGGGACTAAGGACTTCGGAGCCGGGTGGAAGGATTCCACTTGGATGATCTGGCTAAAGAACCGAATCGAATTCAACTCTGGATGTCCAGTTAATCGGTGGCAGCTCCGAAACAGGCTGAACTTCTTTTTCATTACGATCCCTGAAGACTCAAGGATGATCGACCGCCTGCGGAACGAGACAGTCATGTACATCGACACCACTGCCAGATCAAAGATTTCTTCAACCCAGCATCAATCCATTTCTCCGGTCAATCACACCGCAAGCCTTGTAGTTCGGGAGACGTGACATGTCAGGAGTAAATAGTGGCGACCGCATAAAAAGCTGCTGGATAGGAATGGAAGGCTACGCTCTTGTCGATCACGCTGAGTACAAAAGCCTGAGGAAGCAGATTCAGTATCTCAAGGAAGAGATAGAAAGACTGAAGGCAAGTACTAAAGGTGCTACGGAGCGATGAAGCTACCGAGCAGTAACCCCGATTCAGGAGAATAAAGTGGAAGCCAGGAAGATTGTAATCCAGACAACCTACACTGTCGTCGGCGGGACGGAAGAAGACGCCCAGAAAGCCTGCTGTATGATTGCTGCGGGAATTACCGATCATGGAGAGAGTCTGGTCGGCCCTTGGATTGTTGGCAGCGTCGCAGTCGAGCCGAACATCTCGCAGATTGTCAAATGCGAAGATGCTCCATTTTGCTCTGGGCAGCTTGAGACTGCCGGACGATACATTCAAGAAAGGAAACAGTAATGCCTGACTGTCTGACGAAGAAGTGCCCTGATTGCAAAGAGGACTGGGAGCCTTACGGCTCGCCTAAATTCGGCGTAAAGTGCAACCTGTGCGGTAGGGAGTCTAGCCTCAGCTGGTTCTCTGAGATGAACGATCTTGGCTGGCCACAAAAGCCGATTAAGATGAAAGAGTGGCCGAAGCCTGAATGTGCAGCAAGGCACATTCAGGATATTCGCCTGCTCTGCTCGTGGCTCGGACTAATGCCAGACAAGAGCCTGGAAGACTGTAAGGCTCAGATCTTAAAGCGAGCAGAGACGACCGAGTCGCTCAGGAAAGAACTGAGAAGCCTGAGGGAGTCGGCAACGAATGAGGCTTTTGGCGAGATGCTCCGTGAATGGATGGGCAAAGTCGAGCCGTACAAAGGACTGGCGGAACAAAACAAGGAGCTTAAGGAGAAGCTAGAAGAGGTTACGTTGGAACTTGAGTCCGCCGAGGAAATACTAGACTTTAAAGACAGGTATCGGTGATGTCAAAGATTGAAACCATCCTGCTGGACATGGACGGCGTCTGCTGCGACTTCGTATCTGCGGCTTGCGAAGTACACGATAAGAGCCTTGAAGACTTGCTGCCGGACTGGCCAGCAGGAGAGGGCTGGAACTTCTACGAGATGTGGGGGGCTAGTGCCGAAGAGTTCTGGAAGCCGATCAGTAAAGACGAGTTCTTCTGGTGGGGACTCGACGAATATGAATGGTACTACGAACTTCTGGATCTGATTCAGGATGTTCAAGGGCCAGAGATTGTATTCGCTTCATCTCCAAGCCGGTGCCCTACGAGCCACTTCGGGAAAGCTCAATGGATATCCGAGAGGGGCTTCTGTCCAAGCAAGGACGCCATGCTCGGCTCACGGAAAGAGCTAATGGGGCATCCGAGCACTCTTCTCATAGATGATAACGACAGAAACTGTGAGAAGTTCCGAGACAGAGGCGGCCATGCGATCGTGTTTCCGCAACACTGGAACTCACAGCACGGACGGCAGAGCGACAGGCTTGCCTATGTCGAAGGAGAGCTGGAGAAGATCAGAAAGGGCAACTGATGGAGATCAGATGGCTGATCCGTGCAGACATGGATGACGTGCTAAGGATTGAGAATGAAAGTTTCGAGTACCCATGGACAGAAGAGGAGTTCCTCAAGCTGCTCCGCGTAAGAAATCATATCGGAATGGTTTGCATAGCCGAAAAAAGGGTCGTTGGCTACATGCTTTACGAGCTAAACAAAAGCCACCTTGA